AACCGCTTTTTCAAGTGCTGCTCGAAGTGCCTGTTTCCGACAAAAATCAAGTGTCTTATCTTTTACAAATTGTAAGTCTCCAACATCAGGATTCGTCTTAATTCGGTGCAGAAAATCTACGATCTGATCTCGTAAGAGAATGTCTGCACCCTCCTTTAGATCATCTCTCACTATTGTTATAAGCAGAGAGAGTGTCGGAAATGCCTTGTATTTTAGATAATAGTTGAAATATCTCTCAGTAAGATACCTGAGATATTTTACATCAAAGTACTCCGGAGTCATCATCTCAGTCATTTGTGCTGACCATTTTTGATCAGTCAAAAAACACTGAAAAATCTTTTCTTCGAAGCTTTTTCCGTACTGTTTAAAGTGTGCAACAGGCATTAAGATTTCTTTGTGCTGATGTAATTTAGAGCCAAAAATACTCTATCAACATTAAATGTCTGAATGCCTTCGTGCAAAAACATTCTCATCATCTGCATTTTATTCTTGGCTGGGCTGAAAGTATCAACAGTTTCGTTTATTCTTTTAATTTGCGATGCAGCAAGGTTAGAGGTGTCTAGATAAATTAGCTTCCAGTTTCTCTCTATTTTCGCCTTCGAACTAATAATTCTTTGAAAAACCTTCACCTTACTACCTTCCTGAATAGCTTTTTCAGCTTGCTCAACTATCTGATTGACATTTATGCTTTGCTTTCCAGCTAGATCTGGAAATCTCTTGGCCACAGTTTTAAACCCAGCACCTTTTACTCCGTCTATATTGTCTGATGCGTCACCACAGATTGATTTTGCTAGACAAAAATTGGTAGGTGATATTTTAAACTTTTCTGTAACCTCCTTTGAGGTTACCATCTTTTTCCATGTGGGTGAGTAAATAATAGTCTTGGAGTCTAGAAGTTGGTAAAAATCATGATCAGATGAAACCACAAGCTTTCTCTTATTTGGAAACTTATATCGACACAGGTACCCTATAACATCGTCTGCTTCACACTCTGGAACGTAGATCTGGCAAATAGGGATATTTCCAATAAGTGAGACCAGAGTTGAAATTTGATGATTTCTATTTTGGACTGTATCAGGCAGGTCTTTCTCATAATACCTGTTAAGCTTTGCGGGTCTCCTGTGCTGTTTATACTCTTTAAAAATCGCCCGCTTTCGAGTTGATCCGCCACCTTCCCATACAATAATTGTTTGCTCTGGCTTATATCGCTCAATCAGATCAACAACAGCATAGAGAAATCCAACAATTCCACCAACGTGACCACCATTAGCGTTGACAGCAGGATGTGCAACATAGTGCCTTGTAAACAAATTCAAGGCATCTACAATTAGAATTACCCGGCCTTCATCGGTCAATCTGTTGCCTCGAGACTACACTCACTCATAGCATCTGCTAAAGATTTCATCTCTTCATAGGACTCTGTATCTATTTCTAGATTATCTTGATTAAACTTTTTCACCATTGCATATTCTAAGAGATCATCTATGTAAGCTGTATATTCGGGATTTCTCATTATTTCACCAAACTTTGGCTTATGAAACTTCTTCTCAATAAGAATTTCACCAGTTTGTGTGTCTGTTACGGTTAGGCGCTTCCAAGAACCTGTTCCTGATACAGAGACCTCCTTTCCCTTGATCACTTCTGGCCCATGCTTTCTTAGCAGATCGAATATCTGCTCATGCTCCTTAATACCCACACCGAAGTGAATCTCAAAATTAATCTTTCTAAAAGGAGGGGCGACCTTATTCTTAATGGTCTTAGCAGAAACATGAATACCGATCACATCATCACCATCCTTAATCTGCTGGCCAGCTCCTAGCTTGATTCTTGTGGAGGCATGAAATGGAATTGCCTTTCCTCCCGGTGTCGTATCAGGATCACCATACATCACTCCGATCTTAGTTCGAATCTGATTAAGGATTACAAATAGAACATTTTGATTTGCAATCACCCCTGTGATCTTTCTCATGCCCTTAGAAATCGCACGAGCTTGTAATCCGATGGACTCCTTATCATAGTCTCCAATTAGCTCAGCCTTGGGTGATGATGCAGCAACAGAATCCCAGACAATGGTGATTGGCACATCCTTATCCATCGCCTTTGCCTTCATAATAGTCGCCTCTGCAATAGAGAGAACCTCTTCCGTGCAATGAGTGTCAACATACACAAATCTCTTTGACACATCAACGCCTAGCATCTTTAAGTTTTCTACAGAAGTCGCATTTTCTGTGTCAATATAAACAACAATTCCACCCATTTTTTGGGTTGTTCTAGCAATCTGTGTGGCTATGTGAGACTTTCCAATGGACGGTGGTCCAAAAACCTCTACAATTCTCCCTTCAGGAAGACCTCCACCCCTTCTATTAGAGCAAATATAGTCAAGCAGCTTTGACCCTGTTGAAATCCACCGCTCAACATGAGTCGGTGAAATATCCTGGCTGAGATTGTATGCTACCTGCGTGCCATGCTCCTTGTTTAGAGCATTAATTAAGTCTACAGTAAAATCCTGATTTGACATTCTTTCTCCACTCATTATCTTACAGTGACAGAACAGGTATGTTCAAGGCGGGGTGCGTGATGCACCCCGCAAAAAACAGAAACTATTCGTCGTCGATGAGATCAGCAAAGGCCTCATCGATGCTCTTGTAGTTAGATTCAGCTGAAGCCGATGTCTCAGAAAGTGTGGTGCCCACATCTTCTTCAGCCTCATCATCATCACTCAGCCAGTCATTGATAATCTTTGAGAGCTCATCATAAGACTTGCACTGATATGTCTCGGTTACATCTGGAATACTAGAAGTCCACTCTTTTGCCCGATCTGTATCTTCAGACAGAAGAGATTGCTTGCCTCGTGGGCGAACCTCAGTCATCGACCATTGCCGACCAGGCTGCTTGGTGCATGTGACCTTGATATCACGGCCTGTTTGTGGATCTGTGATATCTCCGTAGTCCTCATCAAGCATCAGTCCCAGAAGATTCTGATAAACAGTCTTACCAAAACCCCAGATCTGAACACCCTTGTCCTCCTCTCCTCGGACAACAACGGGCGCGTAAGTACGCATCTTAGGATAGAGCTTCTTAGCGAGCTCATAGGATTCCTTAGAACCTTCCTCACGAAGCTTTGTAATTAGCTCCTGAATCGGATCAGGATCATTGAACTGATAAGGTGCCAAAAGACCCCTCTCATTTCCAATGTTATAGTAGAACCACAACTCCTTAAATGGTTGGCCATCATTATCTGGGAAAGATAGAAGACGTACTGTGTGCTCCTCTCCCTCTTGTGGTCGCCACATAAGGGACCTATTTCTATTTGTTCCGCTTAGTCTGTCAAGCTTTTTACGGATTGCATCAAAATCAACTGCCATTGTTCCTCCAATTTTTAATGTTCAATGTGTAGTTTTTGCAATATGCAAATAATATTATGCTTAATTTTAGATCAATGTTCAAATAATTTTATGTTTTATGCTTAGTTTTTCTTTTTCTTTTTTCGCTTGCTGCCAGACTTCTCTGCAATTCCCTTTGCCCACTTTTCTGCCGCTGTATAAATAAGTGCTGGATCCTGTGGGTTTACAAGAGACCCACCGTAAAATGCTGCATTTTTCTTGGCCTGGGCCATGTATGTCTGCCGAGAAGGACTCTTTCCTTGCGGACCTGTGCCCAAAGGAGTAACTGGACCGCCGCCGATGGCGCTGGTGCCGGAGGCCTCTCCTATCTCGTCGTCGGTTTTGCCCTTTTTACTTTTTCTTTTTTTTTTTGCTTCATCGAGCGCTTGACGAATGAGCATTCGAATCTCTGACTCTTTTAAGGGCTTCGGATGTGCTGTGATGACCCCGGAATCTGTCTTATATGCGACAGCAAAATCATTGGTATCCGGGACTTTACCTGTCGAAAGACGAGTGATAATAACGTCTTCCTCATCTTCCTCTTCGGAAGTTACCGGAGCGTATTGAAGAAATCCCTGGGGCTCTATCTTTCTTAGTGAAGGATAAGCACCATAAATGGTCTCTCTAATAAGCTGACGAATCTCTCTCAGTGCTAATGCCTTAAATATGTCTTCAGGTGAAATCTCCATATCAGCTAGCTGTGTTAAATCTTTATCGAGCTGTGTTATGTCTTTATCCATTTCTATATCCTTTTCCTCTGGTTCTTCAACCCTGGGTTCTTCTGATTCAATTCCT